ATCTTTAGAACGCCTCTCTCCGATAACAAAAAGTAATGTTCTAAGCGGGCCATGTGTGGGCCAGACTCCCCAAGATGTAAACGGTAAATGACCATAACTAAGCCAAAGCTGCTGGGGGCTACTGAACCTAGAATCCACAGCCCTTACCTCACGGGCAAAACACGGGGCGATGAGATAAGCAGACTAGCTGAGGATATTGGGATGCCCCTACTCCCCTGGCAAAAGTTTGTAATTGATGACATGTGCAGAGTAAATGATGAGGGCATATTCAGGCGCAAGACAAACCTAGTTTTATGCGCTCGTCAAAACGGTAAGACCCACTTAGCGCGCATGATGATGCTGGCACACCTCTACCTGTTTGAGTCTCGCAATATCGTCATTATGTCCTCTAACAGATCAATGGCATTAGAGACTTTTAGACAAGTGGCACACGCTATTGAGGGCGATAGTGAGCTAAACAGGCGCGTTAAACAGATCCGATATGCCAACGGTACAGAATCTATTGAGCTAAAAAGCGGCGCTCGTTTAGATGTTGTAGCTGCTACGAGAGACGGTTCGCGTGGTCGTACTGCCGATTTACTTTACATAGATGAGCTGCGAGAGATTACAGAAGAGGGTTTTCAAGCTGCTATGCCTGTAACAAGAGCTAGGCCTAACGCACAAAGCCTTTATACATCTAATGCTGGCGATGCTTTTAGCACGGTTCTTAATGACCTACGCGAAAAGGCAATGAGTGGGCCACCTGACACCTTTGGTTTTTATGAATATAGCGCGCCTCAGTTTGTAAAGCTTGATGACCGTAAAGCCTGGGCTATGGCTAACCCTGGTTTGGGTTACATGATTACAGAGGAGGCTATAGCTGAGTCAATCGCTACTGCCCCTGTTGAAACTACCCGCACCGAGACACTTTGCAGCTGGATCTCTAGCCTGGTCAGCCCTTGGCCTTACATGTCGGTTGAAGATGCAAGTGACATAACGCTAACTATGGGGCCAGGAGCTTTAACAGTCTTTGGCTTTGATGTATCACCTTCTAGGCGTGATGCCAGTTTGGTCATGGGTCAGATATTGCCAAGCGGTAAAATTGGTGTAGCTGTATTGGAAACCTTTACAGCAGATGTCTCTGTAGATGAGCTTTATGTAGCTAGTCGGATTAAGTACTGGGCCGATATGTACTTCCCTAAAACGGTTTGCTTTGACAAGTACACAACTGCATCCATAGCCCAGCGATTACAGTTATCAGGTGTTGCTACTGAGGATATAAGTGGCCAACGGGCATACCAGGCCTGCGGTGATCTATATGACTCACTTTCCAATAATCGCCTTGTGCATAGTGGCCAGGAAAGTCTTGTGAACCATATGGCCAACTGCGCAGCTAAACTTAACGATGCTAGCTGGAGAATCGTGCGCCGTAAGTCGGCGGGGCCTGTAGATATAGCTATAGGCATTTCAATGGTGGTACATATCTTGGCGCAACCAATCGCTGAGGCTAAAGTCTATAGTTAGACACGCCGAGACATAACTGAAATATGCTTGACAAATTGAAAAAATCCTCTCATGGGATTATTGCAAACTTTGGGGCTACGGTCTAAAGATAATGTTGTAGAGGCTCAATACGCCCCTGCCATTATGGACGGTGGCTACGGTATTGGCCCTTATAGCTATAACACAGGCTTTGGTGCAGGTTATGGCGCTGGCATCATGGATCGCCTTACAGCTTTGCAAGTTGCTTCTGTATCACGGTGCCGCAACTTAATATGCGGTGTTATATCAAGTATTGATTTAGAGCTTTACAATAAAAAAAGCGGTGCAGAGTTAGAGTCTCCCCTATGGCTTGAACAGCCTGACATACGCCAACCTCGTAGTGTAACGATTAGTTATACAGTAGATGCGTTGCTCTTTTACGGTACTGCATATTGGCGCGTTACATCTTTGTATGCAGATGACGGACGGCCTAGCGGTTTTGAGTTTATTCCAAATAACAGAGTAACTGCTACTACTGACAAGTTTGGTATGAACATTGAGTATTACACAGTCAATGGCGAACCCGTACCAATGTCAGGTATCGGATCTCTTGTTACTTTCCAGTCTTTGTTACCTGGTGTGTTATCAACTGGTGCGCGCACAATACAAGCCGCGTTAGATATACAAAAAGCCAGCGCTGTTGCAGCTGCTACACCTATGGCTACTGGTTTTCTAAAAAATAACGGCGCTGATCTACCTGAGGCACAAGTACAAGGCCTATTAGCAGGTTGGAAAGCAGCTCGACAAAATCGCAGCACAGCATATTTAACTAGCACACTATCTTACGAAACAGTTGGCTACTCCCCTAAAGAGATGATGTATAGCGAAGCATCACAGTATTTAGCAACAGAGATAGCGCGCTTAATGAATACACCTGCTTATTACATAAGTGCAGACATGAATAACAGCATGACTTATCAAAACATTTTAGACGGGCGCAAAGAATTTGTAGCATATTCATTACAGCCTTTTATTAGCGCAATAGAAAACCGTTTGAGCATGGACGATATAACACGCCACGGCAACATTGTTCGCTTTGCCCTTGATGAGACTTTTTTACGAGCAGACACAATGACACGCCTTGCAGCAATAGAAAAGATGATTCAGCTAGGACTTATTACAAAAGAACAAGCAGCAGCAGATGAACAGATGTCACCTAATGGAGCAGGAGAAAATACAAATGATATTAACCTTTAGCGGAAACATAGAAGCAGTAGATAGCGGTGAACGCCGCATTATTGCTGGCAAAATTGCACCTTACGGCGAAGTTGGATTTACAAGTGCAGGCAAAGTGGTTTTTGCCGAGGGATCTATTACAGCGGCAGAGCCAAGCAAAATTAAGTTGCTAATGTCGCATGACAACACAAAGCCAGTTGGCCGTATGCAAAGTCTTGAATCACGCAAAGACGGTTTATACGCCAGCTTCAAAGTGAGTGCATCCTCACGCGGATCAGATGCCATTTTGCTAGCCCAGGAGCAACTTATGGACGGCTTATCCGTTGGGGTTGAAGTAACAGCCTCAGAGCCTAAAAAAGATTATCTCCTGGTGACGGCGGCAGTCTTGCGAGAGACAAGCCTGGTAGAACAGGCGGCTTTTTCTAGCGCCGCCGTGCAAAAAATTGCTGCAAGCCAAAGCGAAGCAGTAAAGGAAACCCAAACAAACCAAACCGAAAGCGAGGCCGCTGTGACTACAGCCCCCGAAACTCCTACAGAGGATAAGACCGAGGAAGCTGCACCAGTAGTTGAAGCAGCTCGCAAAATCATCCGACCTTCTGTACTAGATAGCCAAACAGTACGCACACCAATCGTAAGCATGGCAACTTACACAGAGCATAAAATCAAAGCTGCACTAGGTAGCGATGACTCAAAACTCTATGTAACAGCCGCAGACGATTCCTTTTCAACTAACCCAGCGTTTAACCCAACTCAGTATCTATCAGAGTTTGTAACTAACACTCGCTTTGGTACACCTGCTATTGATGCGTGTTCTAAGGGAGTACTACCTAATAACGGTATGACTATCTCAGTACCTTCTCTTGTTACGTCAGCCGGTGGCCAGTCAGGCACAGCGCCAGTTGTAACTGTTGAAGCCGAAGGCGGAGCAGTTGAAAACACAGGCATGGTTACTCAATACCTCACAGGTACAGTAAACAAGTACTCAGGTATGAACACTATTAGCATTGAATTGCTAGAGCGTTCAGATCCAAACTTTTACGCTGAACTAACACAGCAACTACAAAACGCTTACCTAAAAACTATTGATACAACAGTATTGGCAGCTTTGATTACAGCGGGACAGCAAGGCGCAACACAGGCAGCTACAAGCGCTGGTGTAATTGGGTTTGCGGCAGATGCAGCGCAAAAGGTGTACACAGCTACAGGTTACTTTGCAAGTAATTACATCGCTAACCCTTCACAATGGCAGCTACTACTTGGCGCTGTAGACTCAACAGGCCGACCAATTTACTCAGCGTCTCAGCCAATGAACGCAGGCGGATTAACACAGCCTGGTTCTATCCGCGGCAACGTACTTGGTCTTGATCTTTATGTGGATAAGAACTTTGCAGTATCTACAAATATTGATGACTCAGCTGTGATCCTTGCACCTGAGGCGTTTACCGTATACCGCTCACCACAGGCTTATATGTCTGTAAACGTGGTATCTAATCTCCAGGTTCAAGTTGCGATGTATGGCTATATGGCCACTATTGCCAAGATGCCTAACGGAATTGTCCGTTTCAACCTAACCTGATAAATCCCTGATAGTCGGTGGGTGACTAGCCCTTTCACCCACCGACCCCCTTAGAAAGGAGTACAAACGTGGCCGCTACTTA